ACTACAAGAACATATCGTTGACATCAAAGATGCTGCAGATGATTTTGTGGCATTATTGATTGAGAATGGAATTGATGGTGAAAAAATTGCCGACATAACAACGAATGATGATATCAAAAAGGCATTACTAGATTATATAGATGTAGAGGTCGATGTGGATTTTGATGATGAAGTTGATGTATATTAGTAATGTCAGATAAACCCCGAAATTACTATTGCAATTATAAATTTAGGTTTTTGAAGATAGATTTAAGTTCAGACACTGTTTATAATTGCCATGCAGCAACTCCACACAATATAGATTGTGAATCCAATAATTCATTATTTAATGATGATATAAATGTTGCCGAACGTACTATGATGCTGAACAATGGTAGGAATGTTAGTTGCGAGCAAAATTGTTGGGTGGCAGAGGATAAGGGTGCCGAAAGTCCTAGAATATGGCAGGGAGGGGAAGTTAAAACACATACTGATATTTTCACTACTCCAGAAAAGATTGATTTGACGATAAGTAAGGATTGTAATTTAATGTGCACGTATTGTTGCAAGGAATTTAGTTCAACGTGGTTTAATGATATTAAAAAAAATGGGGAGTATACATATAGTAACGCTTCCATAGATTTGATTAACCGCAATTCCATCACATCACGTGAACTAAATATTTCGAAGGTGAAACAAAACGAAATTAAAAGTAATGAAAATTACCAATACGTAATGACCGAAGTTATCAAGATATCTCACTCACTTGATAAGTTAATAATTTCCGGAGGGGAGCCATTTGTTAATAATGGATTATTTGAAATATTAGACAATATAAAAATGTCATTAAGTTCTAAAATTATTATATATACTGGATTGGGGGTTAGTATGCATCGTTTTAAGCGGTATGTTGATAAAATTAAAAAAATTAATGGTAATGTTACTATACGAATTAGTGCAGAAAATATACACGATAATTTAGAATTTAACAGAAGTGGGCTCAAGTGGGCTGACTTTGATGGGAAAATAAATTATTTAAAGGAACATAATGTCCATTTTGATTTTAATACAACATTATCAAACCTTTCTATATTTGGTTTTTCCGATTTTTATAAATTATTTGGTAATTATGACATTAGAACTACTTTGGTATATACCCCAAGTATGATGGCTATATATGTTCTTGACCAAGAAAGTAAGAATCGTATAGTAGATGATGCGAAGGAATTGCCCACAGACATACAACGTATGATAGTATCGTCGATACACCCAACACCGACCAACGCCCAACGTATTCAGATAAAAGAATTTCTGTTGGAGTTTACCAAAAGAAACCCAAAATTATCACTCGGAATATTCCCATCTAGTTTTTTAAAATGGATTGGTATATAGTATGTGGTATTCTAAGGTAACGAAAAATTTATTGAATATTCCATCATTCATTGAATATTACAATAAACAATTAGATGATGCTAAGCAAGAAGTGAGACTTAGTGGGCATGTAGAAACTAATATTAAGGAATTACCTGGTGTTACCGAGCATCGATTTTATCAATTACAAGAAATCGAAGCAGTACTAGAATTTCTCAATATTGAGTTAAGACGCATCAGGCGAAAATACTTCAAAAAATATTTAGAAGCATACCAACGTTCATTAAGTAGCCGTGATGCGGAGAAGTACGCGGATGGGGAAAGTGAAGTGATTGATTTTGAATTACTAATTAATGAGGTCGCGTTGTTGAGAAACCGTTGGTTGGGTATCATGAAGGGATTAGATACTAAACAATGGCAATTAGGACATATTGTCAAACTTCGCACAGCAGGTATGGAGGATGTAGTCGTATAAATGCCATCACCAAGACCACTGTTTTGGTATATCAACGGTACCCCAATATACAATGTATGGGATAATGATTTTGACATAATCAGGAAAGGAAACTTTCTACATCTATTCAACTCCCAAATACTTAGTGAAGGTGTACAAATTGATGATTTGTGTATTTTTGATTGTGTTAATGAGGGTATTGGAACTAATGATATTGAACTAATGCTGTCAGCAATCGGTACTGACTATCCAAACTTAGAGATTCGGGTATTGTTTAACATTCCAATCAACTCTAAACTTCGGTACATGCACCGAAGTTTTCCTGAGCATATGGTCGCGCATTGTAATTTTTTATCACATGTGGATGCATTGGGTATTTCGTGGGACGATGTTAAACTTAATAAACAATTTATTTCATTGCAACGAAGAGCATCAGTTGGTAGGTTGAAATTCACTAAGAAATTACTCGACACATTCACTGATTCGCAGTACATCATTAGTTGTGCAACTCAACCAAACAAATGGTTGAATGAGTTACCCGACTTCAAAGAAGCGATACATCCATATACCGTTCCGATATTAGTTGATGGTGTAATCGATAATGATATGAAACAGCATTATCATTCTGATGTAAGTTTTTTCCAATGTTTAATAAATGTTGTCACTGAAACTAGTTCACAATCAGATGATGATAGTTGGCGAGAAGTATTTCTTACTGAAAAAACATTTAAAGCATTTGCATATAGGCAACTGCCCATGTGGTTCTCTGTTCCAAAAACAGTTCAAGCAGTTCGTGATTTGGGGTTTGATGTATTTGATGACATTATTGACCATGGGTACGACGATATGTACGATGAAAATGTACGTATGGAAATGATTGTTGGTGAACTTGAGCGATTGTGTAATGAGTATTCTATTCATGATATGAATGTTTTGAGGGGTAATTTGTGGAATCGCATAAGTAAAAATACACAATTATTAAATAATCTCGTATCTATGCATAGATTAAGAAAACATGAACTTGTATTGGAGTTAATTAATGGGATTTAGTTCAGAGCAAGAAAGTCATGAACATAGTTTAGAAACACTTGAATTACTATATGCATATCCTGATTTTATGGAAAGCATTGATAGTGTTTGTGATATGGGATGTGGTAAAGAAGGGTTAGATTTAGAATGGTGGGCAACACGTGAAGTGGATGAGGATGACACTACTATTCCATTAAATATCAAGTGTACTGGTATTGATATCAATGATAAATTGTTATTGGAACACGAAAACATATCATATATAAAGCATGATTTTGAAACACATTTGGACAAACAGTTTGATGTATTATATTCACATGATAGTTTTCAATATGCATTAAACCCTTTACTAACATTAAGTATTTGGAATAATACGTTAACTGAAAGTGGTATGTTGGTTTTGCAGATACCAAGCACGGCTAACATGGAATACAATAAATTGGTATGTTCACAGCCCAACTATCATTACCATAATTACACCATCGACGGTTTAATTCATATGTTAGCAGTTAGTGGGTTTGATTGCAGTTCGGGATTCTTTCAACAGCAATTTAATGATAAGTGGGTTAATGCAATTGTTTATAAAAGTGATATCGAACCAATGAATCCAAAAACAACATCATGGTACGACTTAGCAGACAAAGGACTAATACCAAAAACAGGTGTTGAAAGTATTAATAAATATGGATATATGAAGCGTGAAGATTTGGTTCTTCCGTGGTTAGATTATAGTAATATTTGGTACGGACAATAATATGCAAGTAGCGTTAATTACAGGCGGATTCGACCCACTTCACAGTGGACATCTAGCATACATAAAAGAAGCACAGAAGTACGGCAGATTAGTAGTTGCGGTTAATAGTGATGAATGGTTGGCACGTAAGAAAGGACGTGCATTTATGCCATTGCATGAGCGAGTAGAGATACTACGTAACATCAAAGGGGTACAGGACGTAATTGTATTTGATGATAGTGATGATAGTGCATGTGATGCAATAAAAATGACTGCACGTTTATATCACGGTGCTACTATTAACTTCTTAAATGGTGGTGATAGAGTTGAGGATAATATACCTGAAATGGGTACATGTCCTGCTTGGATGGATATTAAATTTCATTTTAGTATAGGTGGCGATGAAAAGAAGAATTCATCGTCGTGGATATTACATGAATGGACGGCACCCAAAACCGAACGAGTTTGGGGTTACTATAGAGTTATACACGAAACAAGTACACATAAAGTTAAGGAACTTACTGTAGAGCCTGGAAAAACCTTAAGTCTACAAAAACATCAACATCGTAGTGAATTTTGGTTTGTGTCTGAGGGTATTGCTACGGTGGAAATGAATGATTTTGAACATCATATGAAGGCTGAGTTTGATTTATATGGGAAAATTGAAATACCGATTGGTACTTGGCATAAATTGAGTAATAAAACATCATCACCATTGCGTATTATTGAAATACAATATGGGGAACAATGTATGGAAGATGATATAGAACGCATAGAATGATTAAAGTATTCATAGGGTACGACCCACACGAAACAGTAGCATGGCATGTACTAACGCATAGTATCCTAAAGCATAGCACAAGCCCTGTATCGTTTATTCCTATCGCTAAGCAACATATTAAGGATTTATACAATAAATCAAAGCAAGGATACGAATCAACCGAATTTTCAATGACTAGATTCCTAACACCACATCTTAGTGATTATAATGGATGGTCAATATTTCTAGATTGTGATATGTTAGTTACTTCTGATATTACTGAATTATGGAATTTACGCGATGACAGATACGCAGTAATGTGCACAAAACATGATTACACACCGAGTACTAGTACGAAGTTCCTGAATCAAAAACAATCAAAGTACGAGAAAAAGAATTGGTCTAGTGTTATGATGTTCAATAATGCAAAATGTTGGAAACTTACGCCGAAAGTAGTAAGTAATGAGAGTGGTATGTTCCTACATCAATTCAAGTGGCTGAACAATGATGATGAAATAGGGAGCATTCCATTAGAGTGGAATTTTCTCGTAGGCGAACAACAACCAACGTCAATGTTGCCAAAGTTGATTCATTACACATTGGGTGGTCCGTATTTCAATGAGTACATGTTGGTTGACTACGCTGATGTTTGGGTTAAGTACCGCAACGATACTTTATATTCTGCATAAAGTATAAATAGTAATATAATTTATTACTATAGGAAGAAGAAATGGCAAATAGAACAGTTAAATTTATGGGGTATTCAAGTTCACCAACAGTCAATGTTACATTTGTGTTTAATGGCACAGAAGTGTTCAATGGGGCTGTATCTAACGATGGCACACTAGGTTCATTATTCACATTTGATATTGATAGAACATTAGAGGGTGACGTTCCAGGAACGGTTAGCGTGAGTGGTGGCGATTTAACTATTGTTTCGTTAAATGCAAACCACTCGGATTTTGAAAGGGTTGAATTCACCGATGCTAATGGTGATTTACATGAAGAAGTTACCAATGCTGATGTAATAAATACGTATGAATGGTTTGATAATGGGGCAAACACTTCAAAGCGAAACATTATAATTGATGGGGTTGCATATGATAAGGGCGATACCACTGATGCTAGTGGAGCATGGCATGTCCATATTGCGGATGGACAATCAATGGAATGTGATTGGGTAGTAAACGCTTCCCCATTGCCGATAGGTTAGTATAAAATAAAAAGAAATGCTACCTCGGTAGTATTTTTTATGTAAGAATGAAATATATTTAACGTATCTTGCTCGAATTATGGTATAATACCCCTACATTTTAATAACACTTGTAGGGAGTAATTATGCAAAAGGTAGTAGTACGTAGTGGTACATATCGCAAACAATTAATCAAAAATAAAACGTTTGAATTAGTTAGAGGAATCGCAAATAACACTAAGGTTAATGGGTCATTTATTTTGGTTAAACCAACCAAAACAATTGGAAATGGTCAAAAAACAATTAGAATTAGTGTCACTAATCAGAATTTAGAACATCTAAAATCGAAAAAAAAATCGGTATCTAAAAAGACTATTAATCGGGTACCCAATCCAAAAATATTCAACACATCATCAAAAAGAGTAAAAAGAGTAAAAAGAGAAACAGATAAGCAGGTTATCGCACGTATCTCCGAACGTTTTGATATATTAGAAGAAATGACTAGAGCATCTATAACATCTGATATCAAGGCAATGATTGTATCAGGTCCACCTGGGGTGGGAAAATCCTATGGTGTAGAAAAGCAACTTGAAAAGGCGAGTATGTTCGATACGATATCGGGAGTTGATTCAAAGTACGAAGTAGTTAAGGGTGCGATGACCCCACTTGGATTATATACCACGCTTTATAAGCATTCTGGTGATGGACATGTGATTGTATTCGATGACTGCGATGTGGTACTACAGGATGACTTAAGCCTTAATCTACTTAAAGCGGCATTGGATAGTGGACACAAGCGTAGGGTTTTTTGGAGTTCGGATAACCACACATTACGCAGAGAAGGAATACCAAATGCATTTGATTTCAAAGGGTCAGTTATCTTTATTACTAACGTGAAGTTCAATGATGTGCGTAGTAAAAAATTAAAAGACCACTTAGAAGCATTACAAAGTAGATGTCATTACCTAGACTTATCAATGAATACTATGCGCGACAAATTACTTCGGGTAAAGCAAATTGCAGAAACTGGGGCATTGTTTAGTAATTATAGTAACATTGATACTAAATCGGGTATTGAAATAATTAATTTTATGGAAACCCACAAGGATAACTTACGTGAAATGAGTCTCCGTATGGCATTAAAAATCGCCGATTTAAGAACCATTAGTGAAACACGCTGGGAACTTTTAGCAAAGAATACGTGTATGAAGAAAAGTTTTTAATAGGTTCAGTATGTGTTTATTGTGTTATTACTCCCTAATAGCCTCCCTAAATAAACACTACTAACAGATGTGATGGGTTTTATCCTATATTACCCATCACATCACACTCGGGCATCGAATGATTTAGTATTCCTTTTTGTTTATTCGGTGCCCACCTTATTTAGTAGAGAAATGATATGAAAACAGCAACAATAGTAGTAAGAGACGAAGTCAACTGTGCAATTAAAGGTCTTGACCTTGATATGAGAAAAAAACTCGTGCACGAATTTGAGTATGAGATTCCTGGTGCAAAGTTTATGCCATCGTATAGATTGGGAAGATGGAATGGAAAGGTTTCATTCTTTAATCTTGGTGGAAGCACCTATATCAATCTACTACCCGATATATTGCCATTACTGATTAATGATGGATGGGAAGTTGATGTTGATGATAAACGGCAATATCAACATAATTTTGAGTTGGTAGAAGTTGATAAAGATACTTATAGTCACATCATGTGGCCTGAGAAACATCCAATTGCAGGCGAACCAATTGTCCTACGTGATTATCAAATTGATGTTGTTAATAACTTCTTAAAGAACCCACAGTGTTTACAGGAGGTGGCAACTGGCGCAGGAAAAACATTGGTAACCGCTGCATTGAGTGAGCGTGTACAGGAGTACGGTAGAAGTATTCTTATAGTACCTAACAAAAGTTTAGTCATTCAAACTGAAGAAGACTACGTTAACATGGGATTAGATGTTGGTGTGTTTTATGGTAAACAGCGTGATTACGGAAAACAGCATACTATATGTACGTGGCAAAGTCTTAACATCATGATGAAGGATACTAAAAGTGGAAAGGCAAAGGTTACCATAGGTGAATTTTTAGAAGATGTCGTGTGTGTTATGGTGGACGAGTGTCTTGATGGTAAAACATTAATTAAAACCCCAAGGGGGAACACCCCAATTGAAGATATTAAACCAGGAGACGTAATAATAAATTTAGACGAAAATGGGTTATTTTACAAAGAGGATATCGTGGTTAATGTGCATGAAAATCTATCGAATAGTCAAGGTGAAGAAATGTTAGAATTAACATTTGATAATGAGCAGGTTATTAGAGTTACGGCAAATCATAAGTTTTTAACCAATGGTGGGTGGGTTAGAGCAGACCAATTAACGTATGATTTAGAACTCATAAACATAAATACATATAACTAAAATCTGTGCATTGAAGGAATGGTGCACCACTAATAATTTTGCACTATTGTTAGTTGATAAAAATTACTTATTGCAAAAAGGTACACCAACAATATTATCAGGCTTTGATAATAAAACACAACAAAAAATTAAGGTATTATATGAAGTTAATTAACCGCAAAGCGATAGATATACCAAAAAAGGTATATAATCTACATGTACAACACGACCATAACTATATTGCCAATGATGCAGTTGTAGCCAATTGTCATAGTGCAAAGGCCAACGCACTAAAAACCATTCTAACAGGACCAATGGCACATATCCCGTTGAGATGGGGATTAACAGGAACAGTTCCTAAAGAAAAATTCGAGTACCAATCATTATATGTTGGATTGGGAAATGTTATTAATAAAGTATCTGCTAAAGAATTACAGGATAAGGGAGTGCTCGCGCAATGCCAAGTGAAGATAGTTCAATTACTTGACCATGCCGAACATGCAAATTATCAAAGTGAGTTAAAGTATTTGTTGACTGACTCAAGTCGCTTGGATGCGTTGGTGGAACTCATTGAAAAAGCAAATATTAATGGCAACACGTTAGTTCTCGTTGACCGAGTTGAGTCTGGTAAAGAGTTAGTAAAGCGATTGGGAGATAATGCTGTGTTCGTTAGTGGCACTACTAAAACCGAAGATAGAAAGGAACATTATGATGAGGTTGCTGACGCAACTAATAAAATTATTGTAGCAACATATGGTGTTGCCGCAGTAGGCATTAACATACCTAGAATTTTCAATCTTATGTTACTTGAACCGGGAAAATCATTCGTACGTGTGATACAATCAATTGGGCGTGGGGTGCGAAGGGCGAAGGACAAGGACTTTGTTCAAATTTGGGACATCACGAGTACGTGTAAGTTCGCTAAACGCCACTTAACTAAGCGAAAGAAATTCTATAAAGATGCAGAATACCCATTTTCATTAGAGAAATTAGAGTGGAAATAGTATAATTATTCCCCTCTCCGAAATAGGAGTAATGGTATATTTGGGTATGTAATTTTATAATCGTGGTGATATAATATGTTGTATATAAATAACATACAACGCCATGAAAATACATACACTTGATAACACCGCATACGAATTAAACGAATTACCTGAAAAAATAAATGACTTGCAATTTGCTATATTTGATAATAGCAATCCCAAAGACGCCGATTATTTTTTTGTTCCTTTAATATTCTTGGAAAGTTTTACATCACCTGCGATTGTTTTAAAAATCGGGAATAAATTTATAAAAATGCCAATGAATTGGCATTTGTTAATAGGTGAGGAAGAGACAGGAGATTTAGAAGCAATCGCACTAACCAGCATCAATGATAGGGATTTTAAGGCGTTTGAGTTCAATAGTCTAAGTGGGTATATGGCTAACTTCTTACCTGTAGAAGTTGTAGATGTATATAACGAAGTACAATGGTACAATCCAAAACTCAAGAATGGTCAGTACTTAGCGGTTCCTATAGACGAGGGTGAAGAGCCACGTGTAGTTTACTTCATTAAAGATGTATCAAGAAACTGCCAAATAGTTGATTATAGTCAGGCTTGGTAAATGGCAAAAACTTCAAAATTGGATATATTCAAAATGCTAGGAGCAGTCGATAGAAAGGAATACACTTTCTATGATAATTTATCCGATGACGAACGCAAGGGATTTAGTGCATTTCTTGGGTTAAAGTGGGGTGCTAATGTTAGTGGGAATAACCTTGCACAACATTATTACCTTGTTAGTATGAATAATTATGCTAACAAGCACTTATTTGATATCAACAAACATCCAAAATTACAATGGTTGACGTTGGTGGCTGGAAGCCCCAACTTTGGTGAGTATCGCCACGAATGGTTGGGAACTAAGAAACAATCATCAAGCAAAGTAAAAAATGATATTAAGAAACGATTAATGGAGATATATCCATTGTACAAAGAAGAAGATATTGATGTTCTTGGTACGATGATTACGAAAAAGGATTTGAAAAAATATACCAAAGAGTGTGGTGACAAATAACACATGCAAATATTGTAATAAAACCTTTGTACGACACAATTCATTGGTAGTTCATTTATGTGAGCCTAAACGTCGATGGAGGGATAAGGATGATAAGGGTGATAGGTTAGGATTTAATGCGTACTTAAAGTTTTATAATTACACTCAATCTAGCACAAAGGTAAGAACACAGATGGATTTTATTAAAAGTCCATATTATAAAGCATTTGTTAAATTTGGCAGATACTGTGTAGATATCAAAGCAATCGCCGTTGATAAATTTATTGAATTTTTAATTAAGAATAATACAAAACTTGATTATTGGACATCTGATTCCTTGTATTCCGTGCATTTGGGTACTTTACTGAAAACTGAAAATCCAATTGATGCATTAATGAGAGCATTAAAACAAAGTATAACTTGGGCGGAGGAAAACGATACTAACAGCAACGATATGTTGAGAAGTGGCAACGTAAATGTAATTTATGATTATATAATAAAAGGTCGAATAAGTCCGTGGGTATTATATAATTGTAGCAGTGGTGTTGAATTCCTAAGTACGTTGTATCCAAATCAGATTACTTCTATATGGAAAATTATAAATGCTAAGACATGGAATAAGAAGTTTAAGGATTATCCGACGGATGCTGAGTATATAAAAAAGATGTTAAATGAAGCGGGGTGGTAAAATGGTAATGGATGCGGATATAGATATTGATTTTTGTGATAGGAATCAAATATTAAGGTTAATTAGACATATTCCTGCTAGGCAAGAATCGAATATTGAGACTTTGACCCATAATAGTGGGGTGTATGTTACTGATATTCCATTTGACCCAGTGCATAAATGTGCCAGTATTAATTATACAGAGGCGGGGAAGCGTGATTATTTTAAGATAGATTTTCTAAATGTAGGGGTTTACAAACATATTAAAGATACCGCACATTATACCAAATTGTTATCTGAGGAACCTCAATGGGATAGTTTGATGAATAAACGATTTAGTTCTCAGGTAATACATCTTTCTAATCATCACAATAATTTATTACTCATGAAACCTGATAGTATTCCTAGAATGGCAATGTTTTTGGCATTAATTAGACCAGCAAAGAAACATCTAATTGGTAAGAGTTGGAAAGAAATATCAACAGAGATATGGGTTAAGCCTGATGGAGATGATTATTATTTCAAAAAGGCACACGCAGTAAGTTATGCTATATTAGTGGTACTACACATGAATATTCTTAGTCAACATCCCGCATTAGAGTAATAGATTTCCGTTTAGTTCGTTTCTGTGAGATATCATTAAGGCTGGTACATGGTCCACTTAGTAACGTAAGGTTCTTATTATTGAATATAACCTTGCAATTTGAGAATGGCATCCATTCATCCTTTAAATAGAGATTAATCGGGATACTTCTATTTGATTCCCACCACCAAGTCTCACCAAGTTCTAAAAATAACTGTTTTAATTCCGTTGTTTCTATGTCATTAAAATTGTACATAGTTGTGAGAATTTTATCTTGATTCATAATAATACCAATGTGCTCTGTACCTGCATACTGCACTATTGACAAGAATGGGTATTTTCCCGAGATTTTAAGAAATAACTCATTTTCCATAAATAATTAAATGTATTCAACTAAAGTTTATTTATACAATCAGAGCCATATAGGAACATTCATTGACTCTACACTTACTTCAACCGTTCATTTACCGAGGACTAATTACGTGTACTCAAAAATACTAAAAGCAGTTAAGGGAGTGGACACAGTTCTTGAGTTTCAATTCCTTAATCAAGACCAAAAACCTATTAATTTAGAAAACACTACTCTAACATTTAAACTAATTAGTGAGAATGCTGTGCTAATGAGTAAGGCATTAACCATTGTTACACCTGCAAAAGGCAAGGCAACAATAACACTAACAAGCAACGATTTAACTGCTGTAGAAACGCAACGTGCTAATTACAGTATAGAGCGTGTGTTTAACTCGTTGACAGAGTTTGCTTACGTAGATGAACAAGCAGGAACACAAGGTGTAATGGATATACTACCTGCATTAACATAATTACATAATATATCATCAATAGGAATATAAATGGGCAAGAATAAAAAGCCAAATACAGGAGCAAGTATTGTTTCGAAATTGCATTTGAAACTAGCAGAGGTTGAACCAATTACAAAAGCACAAGGGGACTTCTTTAAGAACTACGACACTGGAAAGTGTCAGTTGTTAATGGGTTACCCAGGAACAGGTAAAACGTTCCTTAGTATGTATAAAGCATTTGAAGAGTTAATCAACGGTGGCACAGATTTAAATCAAATTGTTATTGTACGTAGTGCTGTTCCAACGAGAGATATTGGCTTCTTGCCAGGAGACATTAACGAGAAACAGCAAGTGTATGAACTACCGTACAAAAAAGTATGTTCTGAGTTATTTGGAAGAGACGATGCGTACGAGATTCTAGTTAAACACGGTATTGTACGCTTTATGATTACGTCGTACGTACGTGGCATAACACTAGACAACTGTATTATTATTATGGATGAGTTCCAAAACTGTACATCACATGAAGCAGATTCTGTACTAACTAGACTTGGTAAGAAATCGAAGGCATTGTTTTGTGGCGACTTTATGCAGACAGACTTTGTTAAAGACAAGGATAAGGACGTTTGTAAATTCGTAGAAGTATTAAAATCAATGCCTAATTGGTTTCAAACAAATGAGTTCGGCGTAGATGACATTGTACGTTCTGGTTTAGTTAAAGCATACATACGTGCCAAGTACCTAGTACACAAAGACGGGTACTAAAATCAGTATAAAGAATATTGTTTCGTTTGGTTGTAGTTGGGCGTATGGTGATGAACTATTATCCCCAAAATTAAAAGAACAAGGAATTCCAAGCCATTACACACAAAATGATGAGTACCGTTTAAAATACTGTTATACGGGACTACTAGCGGAACATTATAATTTAAAACAAGAAAATTTATCATTTCCGGGCTCTAGTTTGCAATCTATGCAATGGAATTTAATGTGGTGGATTAATAATCATAGCATTGACTATATAAAAAATTCTATTTTAGTTGTTGGATTGACAGATGAAAGTAGGGTTAGTTGGTACGACCCAACCCACGCCAAAGGCAGAGATGACCCAGAGTGGAACACTCACGTTCATGCGCAATGGCTCGATGGCGCAGGTACAAATGTGGATAAAGGTTGGTTCGCGTTGCATAAATATTATTTAAGCATGTCGGCGTGCCATGAACTATATCAGTTAAATTATGAAACCACGGTGCGTATGTTTGATGGTATTGGAGCGAGGCACAATATTCCAATAGTGCAATTTAATGCGTTGGCGAACAGAACAATGGATATAAAAACATTTTATGATTTTGACATTAGGGCAGTTGTCGGCAATGATTATAAGAAGAATGGACACCCAAATGAAATCGGCCATGAAAAAATTTCAAAAAAAATAGTAAAAATCGTTGACAAATTTATATAATAACTGTATATTATTTTGAAATTGCATTGTTAGTGAGTTTCCGCTCACTATCTTGGTTGCCCTCCATAGATGCACAATAGGGCATGATGGGAATGATACTTTATTCTTGTTATATATCTCTTTACTAAAATAGTTAGATATTCATATAAAGAGATGGCGTAATTACTCCACGCACTCCGAATAGAGTAGCACGGCAACTAAGTTGTCAACATTAGCGAAGCACGCTGTAGCACAACGCTAAGTGCAAAGATATTGTGTTAGTACAAAGGGGTTTTAGTTTTTGTTTTTGTTTTAGCCTTTCATACCACGTTGGCTCTCGTGGGTACGCAAGAGCCTTTTTGCCGTTTTATGTTATTCGGTAAAAATCACATATCACAATATATCTTCGTACCATATAATATACATCATGTTGGATATATTATCATTTCTCCCCCATAAAAGAAAACAGACAAACAGTGGATGGATTTCTTTTAATGCAGTTTGTTGCACTCATAATGGCGAGAGCCAAGACAAGCGTGGGCGCGGTGGCGTGATTCTGAGTAATACTGATGATTGGTCATATCATTGTTTTAATTGCAATTTTAAAACAAGGTTTCAGTTGGGCAAGCCAGTTAGTGTGAATACAAGGAAGTTACTCGGATGGTTAGGGGTAAGCACGGTTGAAATTGATTGGTTAAGTTTAGAAAGTCTCAGACATAGGGGGTTGGGTGACCTTGCTTCCGAAAGGAATGAGGAATCCAAAATCATCAGCGCTAATATAACGTTCAATAAGGTTCAATTGCCCAACGGTTCTCGAAATATCAGGAGTACCGATTGTAGGTTCGTTGACTACTTAGCAGGTAGGGGGTTAAAGTACAATCAGTATAATTTCATGATTACCCCTAACGGCAAATTTAGAAATAAGAATAGAATTATTATCCCATACACACATGGTGGAGTAATAGTCGGATACACTTCTAGATTTTTGGATAATAATTTGCCAAAATATCTCAATGAACAGCAACCAGGATATATATTTGGCTTAGACTTGCAGAAAAGTAATTGGAAATACGTTATTGTTGTTGAGGGTGTTTTGGATGCCATAAGTATAAATGGAATGGCAGTATTGCATAATAAAATCAGCGATAAACAAGCGAAACAATTGATGAGATTGGCACAAGAGAAAGAAGTTATTGTTGTACCAGACCACGATAAAGCAGGAAAGAAATTGGTGGATGATGCAGTAAAATATGGATTTAGTGTGAGTACTCCATTATGGGGCAATGATATCAAAGACGTAAATGATGCAGTTCTTGTGAATGGAAAGATAGCGACAATTTTGGATATAATCACCCATAGAAATAATGGAGTAAAATCTAAATTGGCAATAAAATTAAAATTGAGGAAGAAGTTTGAAAGAATATAACAAGGAGGTACAAAAGTTATTCATAGAAATGATGTTGGAAAACCCGTCAAGTTTCGTACGTGTTCAAAACATCTATAATGTTGAGAATTTTGACCCCTCACTCCAAGAAGCCGCTACTATGATAGAGGAGCATTCTGCCGAACATGCCACCCTACCAACATTTGAGCAGGTTAATGCAGTAACGCGAGTTGATATTCACCATTTACCGGAAGAGTTTAAGGAGGGGCATTATGATTGGTTTTTCGATGAATTTGAAGGGTTTACTCGTAGCCAAGAACTAGAACGTGCAATTTTAAAAAGTGCAGACTTATTGGAAAAGGGAGATTTTGACCCTGTTGAAAAACTCATCAAAGATGCAGTACAAATTAGTTTAACAAAGGACATGGGAACTAATTATTTCGAAGACCCCAAGGGAAGATTGCTTGCGATTAAAGATGGAAATGGGCAAATTAGTACTGGGTGGAAAACTTTAGATAAAAAATTATATGGAGGGTTTAATCGAGGGGAATTGCAGATATTTGCAGGGGGGTCTGGTAGTGGAAAGTCATTATTCATGCAAAATTTAATGGTTAATTGGATACAAAATGGAAAGAATGGGGTATTCATCACGTTGGAGTTGAATGAAGGGTTAACAAGTATGCGAATGGATTCGATGATGACTAATACTGCATCAAGCAGAATTTTTAAAGAGTTAGATGACGTTGAGTTGTCGCTCAAGATGATGGAAAAGAATTCTGGGAAATTGCAAATTAAATATTTACCAGCCCAAAGTAACGTAAACGATATTAGGTCGTACATAAAAGAACTTGAAGTACAAGAACACGTCAAAATTGATTGTATATGTATTGATTACTTGGATTTGTTAATGCCAGTTGGAACAAAGGTTAGTCCAGAAAACTTATTCGTAAAGGATAAGTACGTATCCGAAGAATTACGTAATTTAGCAAAAGAGTTACAAATCATCATGGTGACCGCCTCTCAATTAAATCGTAGCGCGGTCGACGAAGAAGACTTCACGCATGGGCATATCTCTGGCGGAATTTCGAAGATTAACACAGCAGATAACGTATTTGGTATATATACTACACATGCTATGCGAGAGAATGGTAAATATCAGTTACAGTTGATGAAAACTCGTTCTAGTTCTGGGGTGGGGCAAAGGGTTGAATTAGATTTCGATATTAACACATTGAAAATTGTTGATAATGGGGTGGAACCTGATGGAACTTCAGCGTTATCAAAAACCCTATTGAAAAAAATTAAACCAGGTAACCCAATACTTCCAAGCAATGCTACAACTGATGTAAATTCGGAAATAATTACCCCGAAGAATCAACAATCGCAATTAGACGCCATGTTGAATGCATTCAAAAATAAATAAATACATTAAACATTAACGGATTGCATTATGCAAAAACGAACTCGTAGTATTTTAGAAGAACTAGAAAACCTACACATCGAAAGAGATAAATCACATATAATTCGTAGCCGTGCCGATAACTTAATTGAGAGTGCAGGTAGATTATTAGACCTTGTTGCCGAAGCATATAGTGAAGAAGAAGCAGATAACTTAACCCGCAAATTCCTAAATTCAATTAGGACTAGGGATGGTAGAAAATTTCAACGTAGCCTGTCGAAGATAAATGAAAGTAAATGAAGTTGTTCTCGAGGATTTGTATTTAGATACACTAAGTTCAAGACTTAGTGCAATGGACATCCCCGATGCTGTTGCACGTGGGTTTCAAGATTCAAGAATAAGAAGCAAAGCGAAGGAATGGCTTGTCAAGTGGAATAATAAAGTATCACAGTTAAAACATCCCGATAATCAAACAACACTACAGCATTTGCTACAACAAATAATTTATTCAGAGATGGAAACAACTCCTAGTAGTTTATCGGATAAAGCAATACAGCAACTAGTGGACTTAGTAAGCACCAACCAATCAAATACAGGCATTGCATTGAAATACATGACTAAGTTAATGACGTTAAGTTTATTAAAACCATCAGAAGAAAAACAGTCAGTTGATTACGGTGATTACCTCCCATCTGATATGTTGATACCTGGTCAGATTGTGCCTACTAGATATATTCTTGCGAATGACGACACCGTTTGGGTTAAATTCAATGGGGAGTGGTTCAAAGACGTCGACGAATCTGACCATCAGGTGAGATTAAGCGACGAACCCGCATATGAAAGTGCACCGAGATTGGAAAATATGAGAGGACAAAATTTGCCAATGCGTGTTGGGCAAACAGGGTCAAGAACACTAGAGTTTCTTCATAGAAGTGAAACACAGAATTGGTTTAAAGAATATGAGTAAATTTGAATTTTTTGGTGAATTAAAAGAAGCAAGAGTTTTTAAGAACTTAAATCTTGTTGACGGTACAAAAGCAGATGAGTTAGGATTGTTGCTAGTCAATATGTTTTTTGCACTTAATTTTATTTGGCACGAGGATAGAGCGAGTGCAATGGCATATGCTAGGCGTATGATGAGTCAACCAGGATTCAAAGGATTTAGAACAACTCAACCTGACATGTACAATGCGATTGTGTTACTACTACATCAAGAGAAATATTCAGATAAAATAATAACACGCTACGATATCACCATACCAGAGTTACGTATTAAACGTATATTAAGAGATATGTCAGGTGGTAGAGTTGATGAAGATGATTACCATCAGTTATTCTTGTTGATGATGAGGACAATTAAAGGTTGGACATCAGACCATCAACGTGCAAGACGTCAGTTACGTAGATATGATGAAATGACATCATTTGATAAGATACGTAATCTACGTTGGTTAATGCTACAAATGCGCACGGGTAAGGTAAGGTACAGTGACATGTACCCAATGCTACAGAAGATTTGGAATAGATTGACGTAATGAACATCTATAAATTCCATTCCAATCCATATGAATTATTGTACGGCGAAGATAAAGACCGCGTACTTGGTAAAATGGTACGTCATAGACTTGGATATACATCAAGGTTCACACCTGATTTAATAACTGCCGTAGTTACCCAACTTGGTGCAGGATGGGGTGATGAAGGTGAACCCGATGGGTTGAACCTATATGATACTTTGAGCGACATATACAAACACGGCATGACAGGTGGATTCAGTGGGTTCACATACTATAGTGAAACTAAGGAATTCTATCTAAAGAATAAGAAAGAAATCAATGAATTATTAGAGCACGATGGTTTAGATTTTGGATACAATGATACATGGCATGAATCATTAAATGATTTAGCAGATGTAGGTCTTGAAGGGGAGAAATTGGGGGCAATGTCCATGGTATTGAACCTTCGTTGTTCCGAATATTCATTAACTGAAGAAGTATACACATCTATGTACGATGGTTATGATTCCGAGTGTGATGCGACAGTTGCAAACTGTATTTCGTGGTATGTAGTAGAATCACTTGCATCAGAATACTACGATATCATGAATGGTGAAGGTTAATTTTTCCTAAATTTGTATAAATAAGTACAAGGAACGACATAAGTTGTTGCTACAAACAAAGATAAGGAGAATATTATGGCAGACGTATCAAACAATGCTACAGTAACAGATTCACAAGGTTTCGGTCCACGCACCCAAATCATTAACATGGCTAAAACAAACATCACTAAAGCAGAAATGCAGACTGCATCTACTTTTTTACAAGAAGCAGGTTACACTATCACTGGTGTAGCAGGTATGTTAGCAGATGAAACTGCAGACAATGTTAAAATCGCACTACAAGGCGGTATTACATATGTTGCAGACGCTTCTAACGCTATCGGCGTTACTGGTGCGGCAACTACAGTTCTTGCAGATTTTGACCAATAAAGTCAGTATCTAAGTAGTTAATACTTAAGAACCCATGTTTTTTAGCATGGGTTTTTTTATGCCTTAAATAGCATCATGGAAAACATGAATGATGTTAAAACAATATACGAAAGTCCCGATGGTGGTAAGACAGTTTATGCACGCACGTTCGGTGCAGATATCACTACGAGAAGGGAAATATACAAAGATAACAATTTAGATTGGCATTTGTATTTACGTGATAATGATTGGGATATGTTGGCAATGGAACATCCATCGATACAAGAAGCACTAGAGCGACTTAAAGTAATGGAAACTCTGTGCAAGAAATAACAGCATATACATTGTTTGATATCACTGAGACTGGAGTGGTACGTAGTTTTAAAATGGATAATTTACCATTCACCACAAAAAGCGGAGTGACTATATTAAGAGAACTTGAATGGAGATTTGCTAGACAACAACAGAGCAATTTGGAAGTTCTATTGCAAGTTATGTCACTTAGAGTTCAACTACATAACATTATCTCACATGGTGTAGTTAAAGAGAGTTTATCTAAGCATAAGTTCGATAAACACTTTACAGGTAAGCAGAACGTATGGAGTTTAACGTTTGAAGTTGAACAAATAGATGCATTAAGTGATGGTGATAATCCAATTGGTGCATTGTGTAATGATTGCAATCATGTACCAATGTTAATTAACTTGAATGAAACAGTAAATGATAATTACTTAAACTGTACTAACCCAAATATATACTTTATATTAAATTAATATGTCAAAAAATTACAAACAAGTAAAACAAAAACTCAAAAAGTTATCTAAAAACGAAGAGCAAAAGGATAATTTAGTTATACAGAAAGGTAATATCTTTCATGTATACAATGAATACACAATAGTTAAGGATAACCATAAATTCGATATCTATATCGTTGATAATAATGAGTTCATTGGTACTGTATTTAATTCATCTTCCGCTATTTCGTGGTGCAACGCCCACAAATGTAATGATATTGATTTAGCCAAAAATATTATTTCATCTGATAGAGCGATTGAGTTTCTTAATAATGATATTGGGTACACTAAAATGTTAATTAAATTAAAAAGCACCCCACATACCAAACAAAGTATTTTATTTGCTAGATTAACTGAGTACGTCAATAAGCAACTTCGTATAAAGTTGAAGTTACATAAATACATACAACGTTCAAATCAGATTAAAGATAAAGGATTTTCAAATGAATTTACAACACCTAGCAAAACCACAAAGTTCAAAAAAGTACGCTAAGATTTTCGAATCTCAATTTGGTGCAAAACTTAAATTGAATTTGAATTTAAAACAAGCAACACGTTATTTAAACGAGACTAAAAAGATTATCGCGGAATACCGTCAATCTACCAAGTTTCATTCAAGTCAACAAGATTCTACTTATATGCAAGGATTAATGCTTGAACAAGCATTAACACAGAAAGTTAAAGAACTTTCAGAAGCAGATGCTGGGTCATTTGGTGGCAATAATACAAACACAGGAAAAACTATGAAACCAATTGTACCAGGCAAAATGTCAGGCGAGTACGCTAATGCCTTAAAAAAGACAGCAATGGGAGAAGATATCTCCGTTAAAGAATGGAAGAAATTAAAGAAGAGAGGCATTAGCGAAAACTTATTAGTGGTTCTCGAAAGTAAAAAAACATCTATTAAGTTAATGCGTAAGATTGTAGAATCTAAACGTACGCTTACCGAAGACGAAGTATCACA